GTGTAGTATCTTGTGATATTTTCACAGACATTCTCTTTCTGTCTCCTAAGAAGTATGTTCGCTTCATATCAGCGAAGTACATAGTCCTGTCTGGAACCCAGTCAGAAATTATAACAGACTTACCTTTCAAAGTTGCAGGTGCGCCATCAGCGATACTGTCTTTCCATAGAGGTCGGTTATTACCATCAAGCAATAATTCAACATTTTGTGCAGTAGTATCATTCATGTAGAACTTAGCGTTATTCCTATATTTACGAGGAAGTGCATGAAGCAATCTCGTAATATCAGTATAATCACCAACTCCTACAGTTGCGATAGCAGCGATAGTTCCAGCAGTGTCAATCCCTTGTGGTTGAGTCGTGCCATTACCTACCCAGATGACTCTTTCTTCTTCATCAGCGATTGCCTCAGAGAACAAACTAATGATCAATGAAACAACATCAAAGATATCACTATCCTCAATTAATTCATCAGAAGAGTAAAGAATAGCTGCTACTTTGTATGCAGTAAGTGTAAGTTGAGAGAAACGAGCAGTCGTAGTAGACTTTGTTGCGTTTTCTGATGTCCAAGTGACATGTGGTCCAGATACCAAGTTTGTGATATTCATCACATCCCTTTTCATAGGAATAACACGAACTTCATTTCGCATTACATTGATATTTGGAATTTCTCTAATCATTTCTTGTAGAAATTCATTAGGGAACAAGAAACCTCCATCAGCAGGAGTACCTTCACTAAGTGCCTTTAGAGCGACTTGGTTATTCGTAACAAGTGCATGATAAAAACCAACAATTTTTTCCTCCTTAGTAAGTTCATTGATATCCTTTATCAAATCTTTACCATTAAGGATCTTGCTTAACTTACTATCTTCAGGCATTTGATTTTTCAAAAGTGCATCAACTGTACCTTGCAGTTTAGCAACTTGATCATTATCAACCTTGACACCAAGTTTGTCAGTTATGGATTTAGCAATAGTCTCTCCCATTTTCTTAGCTTCACCTTCTATCTCTGCTTTCTCGTCTTCACTAAGACTATCATCAGCAGGGACTACATTTTCAGATGGAGTTTCATTTTCAGGAGTAACTTCAGGCTCGTTGTCTTCTTTAATGTCAGCATCTTTTACATCAAGCCACTGTCCATTAATTTTTACTTTTTTACCCATATAACTATTTTAAATTAATTCTATTAAGAGCAAAGTTTATTTGCTTTGCCGACTCTTTTAATGCTGACCTTGCTATCAGTAGTTTCTTTTCACTAGGTGAGAGTCTTCGACCTTTAGATTTTCCTATATCCTCGGGAGTGTCCTTGCCTTTCTCCGTTGGTTCAATCTTAACATCTTTGACCTCGTCTGCAATTTTTTCATTTTTTTCTATTGACATATCTTCTTTATTGTCTTTTATCTCTGTTTTTTCCTCTTTTTCGTCTAAGTTATCCACAGTTAGGAAGTCTTCAAGGTCTTTTTTCTCCTCTAAGCCCATTTGCCCTGCTTCCATCAAAGATTTAATTTGCTGTGCATTTGGATTTGCAGGTACAGTAACCAAAGAAACTTCTATTAATTCATTCCTAGGTATTTGCATTTCCTCTCCATCTGCCCCAGTTTTCGTATCCATATGAGGTATAAAACCTACCGATACAGTATTTAAAAATCCTTTCTTAACCATCTCTGATACTTCCCTAGATAATCTTGTTATATTATGAAAGACAGCTTTCATTTTCAAGCCGGGGGTGTCTGATGATTTATCAACTCTAACATTTGTCCATTTACCGACAATGTTTTCTACACTATGCCAATGATCAATAAGCATACGAGGTGCAGATAAAAAATTTGCTAAATCCCAAGACTCCAAAGTAATAACATCACCATGTCTATCTTTAGTTTCGTCAGATGCGATGAACTCTATATCACCACCTTTTGCTTTTAAATCTAATTTAATATATTGCTGTTTCATAATTCTATTATAACTATTTTTTTAGGCTCTTACAACTGGAACTAATGTACATCTACAATTAGTATGTAGAGGTGGTCCAGCTATATTTTCATAGTCTAAATTAACATCAAAATTATCTCCCCTGAAAGTATCACCTTTTTTAAAGTAATTCCCTCCTAATTTTAATTTCTTACCATTCATAGCAAGACATTGAGGACTTGTCCTTTCATCTATAAATGTTAACCATTCTTTTAGCTCGACAACGTCTGAAACAATAAAAGTTTCTTCAGTAGCAAAAGAAGTAGCCTTAATAATCTCTGTTCTTGCTATTCTGTTTGCCCTGTAACCTTCCATCTTTACAAATGATGCCTTAATCCTTTTAGCTGTTTCTGGAATAGATATCTCATCTTTAATTGATTGTGCTATAACCTTTCCAATAATTCTATTCGTCTGTTTATTCACATCATGAATAGTATTATAAAATCTTTTATTCAAAAATTCTGCTGTTGGTTCATTATTATATTCTGTAATTCTGTTCTTATCTTGTCCAAGTAATTGCATCGTCCTTTTTGATTGTGTTCCTACTACAAAAGAAACAGTAGGTCTTAACTGTTTATACATCTTCTTTGCCTCTTCATCTAAATCTAACAAAGGCTCTTTACTAGATTTCTGTGGAAGTTGATCTGTAACAATCTTACTTTGTTCTCTGAATATAACATTTATCTTAGTGATAAACCTTTTCTCAAATTCTTCTCCTATTCTCAACTGGTCCATCTGAAATTGTTTTTTTGTTTTATCAGATCCATCATAAGAGTCTTGAAATGCTTTAATGTTTTTAACCTTCTGTTCTTTCTTATCAGCTTCTATTTTCTTACTTTCTACCTTAGACAATAATTGAGAGTATAGAATAGGGCTTAATTTCTGTGTTATTTCCCTTTGAATAGTATCTAATAAAGCCTTAGTCTTTCGTTTAACTTCTGATCTTTTGTTATTAGCTCTTATTGCTGTTTTATTTATCAGTTCTTTTTTAACTCTCCGAACACCAGTACCAATAATCTTTGGTTCTACATTTGGAGTAACTGGAGAAGCAACATCATCACCTCCATCAACTGGATCATAACCTAATAACTCTCTAGCCTCATTAATAGTTAATACTCCTTTAGTAACTCCCTCTGTTGATATCTTTAATTTAAGTTCATCATTTTCCGGTACAGGATCTTCAAAATCTAAATAGACAGTTCCACTATCATCAAACAATGGTAATAGAAATTCATTAAGCATTTCTATAATCTTCATCATCTTAGGTTTTATAGTTCTCTTCGCAAATACATAATCTGATGCCTCTGCATTTGCTCGGTTCACATCTTCTGTAATTCCTAGAACAGTTTTTGGTACTCTGAAAATAGCCATGATCTTATCACGAGTAAATTTCATTGTTTCAATGAAGTCCATCTCTTTCTGTGACAATGCCATCGGTTTCCATTCAAGTCCACCTTCTAATACAAGAGTTTTATGTGCATTCGTATATCCAGTATGTTTCTGTTCAAGTTCTCTCTTTAGTTTTCTAACAACTTCTTTAGATAATTTTTTATCTGTACTTAATACACTATCAGGTGTTGCAGAGTTATTGAAAAACTGTAAGTTGAATTTCTCTGCCGACTCGTCCATGTCATATGTCGTAACAGCGGCCTCCAGAGTTCCTTTGCCTCGAAATGGTTTAACAGGATCAGGGTATTTCAAAAAGATAACTTCGTAAGGTTCAAGTGTTATTTCTTTAACTCCTTCTTTATAAATCTTATAAGTATAACCTCCGATTATCTCTCCATCTTTCTTTGGTGGTTTTACTGTAAGTCTATCTGGTCGTAATAAAAATATGTTATGTGGTTTTCCACCTTTAAATTCTAAGAACCAAGGTGCCTCACCTGCTAAGTCTAAATACTGTTGTGTTAAATAAAACAGATCAAACTTTGTTGTATTATTATTTGCTCTTGCTAACAAATCTAAAATTGGACTTTCCTTAACTTCTTCTACTTCACCTTTCGCTGTCTTCTTCATCAACTTGATCTGAATACCAGCAACCTCATTAGAGATACTATCTACACAGGCATAAACCCAACCGACAGCGGCCTCTAAATATTCTGCTATCTTCTTTTTTGGTGTAACACCTAAACCGATTATCGTAGAGATATCAGAAGCTAAGTCTTGCATCGATGTTTTCTCTACTGGGTTCATTTCTTGCATTTCTTGCTCTACACGATTGTTCAATTTATTAAATAGTGTCATAGATTTTTACAAGGTTAATTAATAATAAGTATAACATATTAGAACATAGTAACGCCAATACCACCACCACCATAATCTTTCAAAGCCATACACACAGAGAAAAAACTATCTCCATGACCTTCGGGTGTTTCAGGTGCTTGTAAATCATTGTTAACCATTAGTATCTGACTCCTCTGTCTTGTTTCAGGTAAAAAGACTATTTCCTCGTTAGACAATGCTTTATCAAGGTTCGTAGCCATACTAAATTTTGATTTCAAGGAAAATATAACAGGTTCCATTGGTGCTGGTAAATCTCCCGCCTCTCCGAATGACTCAAACTCTCCTCTGGTATTATCGTAATAAAGTACATATAAGTCAAAGACATCACAGATCTGTTGTAGATAATCTAACTGATCTACATAGTCCCAGTTATCCATCCACTTGCTGTGGATCTGTACATACTTTCTTGTTTCAGGATTGTACTCTAAAACAACTAAGTGAGAAGGGTGAGCTTTCTTGCCTATATCAAAACCCCCAACAACATCTCTTTCTGCAAAATTACCTTCTTTGGACCTCTTTTCTTTAAACTTGATCCATTCATCAATAGTATAGTTTTTATTATCACGACCGATACATCTATCATATCTATCACCAGAGACAAAGGCCTCTTCTGAATATACAGGAGAACACATATACTCTTGGTTGAAAATTCTTGGTCCTCTCTCTAATCTCTTAACCATTAAATCATCAAATGACATCCACTCTGGCCATAATACTGTTTTCTTTTCCTCATCAATGATTGCAGGTAAAATCTTTACAGAAAACCTTTTAACAAAAGCTGGATCAAAGTAGAAGTCATGATTAGTCTGTGGTGTTCCGGCTATGTGTAATTCATTCTGCCACATATCCATAATCTGTGTCTTGATAATATCGTTTATCTTTATGATGACAACAGGGGCAAGTTTATTAGAAGGATCTTGCATAGGGTCATCTACATAAATATCAGGGCAGTGAATACCTCTTTTAAACTCTAACAACCCTCTAGGTGTAACCCTAAATCTATGTTTGTTATCCCATGAATAAGAAATGATACTATCTGCTGTTCTTTTCTTATCTATTATTTTATTAAAAAAAGGATTACTGTCTATGGCTAGTTTTATCTTCTGTGTATGATAAGCCGCCATTTTATTATTAAAAGAGAAGTATTGTATCTCATGGTCCTTGTCTTCATACTTCAATAACTTCCACATTATATGAGCATAGAAACTCATACTTTTAAAATGATCTCTCGCAGATACACGAATAGTTGTTTTTCTATCACCAAGCCAAGTAGATATCTCATTAATATACTCACCACCGGTCCATTTACCATCTTTTAAAATCCCATAACTATGTGAGAATATCTCGTTAACAAAGTAAGTAAAATCAGTCTTAGCTCTCCTTCTTATCTTCTCCTGTAGTAATTCCGTCAACTGCAATTTTGAGTTGTTTAATTCTGTCATCTATTTGTTCATCTGTTAATTGTCTTAATGGATCGATTAGTCCACTTAAATTAATATTATCTGGGAATATTTTTTTGAATAATTCTATAAGTATTTTTTCATTACCCCCTAATCCCTTAGCAATAAAAATATCCATCAAGGAAGTATTACCATCTTTAATATAATTCTTTAAATCTTCTTTATTAATAATGTCAAAAAACATACTGTGCAAAGTATCAACATCAGCTTTTTCTTGATAAGCAGATTTTCTCCCTCCTCCTTTATTCCCTAGTGCATATTTATTTCCTAGTGGTGCTCCCATGATATTATATAAGAGTTTAGACTCTAATAATGGTTTTATTATACAACTTTCTCAGATTTGTTTCCAGTATAGTCTTCATATCTTTTTATTATTACATCTATGTATTTAGGGTCAAGTTCCATTCCATAACATATTCTATTTGTTTTTTCACAAGCTATTAGTGTGCTTCCACTTCCTAGGAATAAATCCATTACTATACTATTTCCACCACTAGAACTATTTATTGAGGATTATATTCAGCAGATTTTAATTCACTTATTTTAACTTGTTTTATTTCCATGTTATTCTTTAAAATAAAGTATTACTTCATCTATATTCTTAACTAATAAATACACACCTCCTGCCTTTTCAAGTTTATCTTGAAAGATCTCTTGGTTCTCACTCTGTTTGCCTTTAGGACTTTTGCACTCTATTCCTATGAATTGACCATTATATACACAAATTATATCTGGACTTCCTTTAAAACCAAATTTAACAAAACGATTTTCTGTCTTCAGTGCACCTGTATTATTTCTCCAATGAAAAATATCATGGAGATAAAGCCATTCCATTATACTACTCTGTAATTGTGCCTCTTCTTTACTTTTGTTCATTTTGAATTTCAATTATAAAGTCCTTTAAATCAATAACTGATTGCTTAACATCATAATCCTTTCTAACCTTAATTAGCTTTTCTTCACTTTCTTTTATTCTTGCCTCCTCTGTCATAAATTTATCAATATCAGTATCAACCTCAGCAACAGGTAATCCTAAAGCCCAAGCCTGAGTAGTTTTATTATTAGACTTAAATCTAAAACGACCTTTTTTATTATTAGGATTTATCAAGATATCACCTTTAAGTAAATCAGTCATCCAGTTTTCTTTACTCCAAGGATAATTCGTTACAACAATACCTTTAAATTGAGAAATTGGAATAAAAGACTTATCAGAAACGACTATCAATTCTAAGCCTCTTTTTAATATTGCTGGAATAGCTGGGTGTAATACTTCAAAATTACTAGAATAACCAAACCAAATAACTTTTTCAGCAAGGCCTTCATGTTTCTTTGTCTCTTTTATAATAGAGAGATCAACTCTATCAGGGATAACAGCCACAGGTTTATCGGTCATCTTCAATACGAATTTGGCTATCTCTAAGGTTGAACAAGTTATAGCATCGCAGTATTGCATGGCCTCTTTGATTTGGTAAGTCCAATTCAACCAATCAGGATCACACATATCTAGTATTTTTATCCCTTTATAGTCTTTTACAAATTCAGGAAAATAGACCTTTTGAAAAATAATAGCATCATATTCTTCACCATAACGATATTCTTCTGCTGTACCTAAATCAATCCCTGCTTCATTCCAATACTTAATCAAGTTTAAAGC